CTGCTACGGGCAGTGTTGGTTCTGTTGCCGTTACGGGTGTCGCAAATGTAGCGGTTACGGGTCTTTCTGCAACCGGGATCGTGAACTCTGTTGCGGTTGTAAGCGATGCACAGGCTCCGGTCACAGGACTTAGCGCAACCGGCAACGTAGGCTCTGTAACGGTCATTCCGGAAACGCGCGTTTCTGTTACGGGCTTAGAAGCAACGGGTGCGGTTGGAACCGTACAAGTCGTCTTTGGTATAACCGTACTACCCACCGGGATCGAGGCCACGGCCTCCGAAGGCGATGTAACGGTTGAGATCAGCGTTGATGTACCCGTCACGGGCCTTTCCGCAACAACGGGCCTTGGTTCGGTTATTGCAACTGGATCGGCAAACATCGCAGTAAGTGGTTTGTCCGCAACGGGTTCTTCTGGTAAAGTCACGGTGTGGGGAACCATAATTCCTGACCAAAATCCCGATTGGGGGACGATTACACCAAATCAAACACCTAATTGGGTGCAAATAGCGGCATAAGGACAAGGCGATGACTTCATCCTATACTTCTAACTTGGGCATTGAAAAGCCCGCTACCGGAGACCAGTCCGGTACATGGGGTGATACCGTCAATGTCAATATGGACATTGTGGACCGCGCCATTAACGGCGTCGGCGCGATTTCGCTTAGTGGTACAAGCCATACCTTGACGACCACCGACGGCACTTTGTCTGATGGCATGTATAAGGTGCTGGTTTTGGGCGGTTCTCCTTCGGGAACGAACACGATCACCATCGATCCCAATGACCAAGAGAAGGTGTACTTTGTATACAACAACTCTGGTCAAGACGCTGTTTTCTCACAGGGTAGCGGTGGCAACGTCACGGTTGCCAATGGCGACTCTAAACTAATTTACGCCGACGGCGCGGGGGCGGGAGCCGCGGTTTCTGACTTCAGTGCCAATTTGGCCATGAGCTCCGTAAACATTGACGGCGGCACCATTGACGGGACCACCATTGGTGGATCTAGCGCGGGGGCGGGCACTTTTAGTTCTCTGACCGCGACTACCGCGGACATCAACGGCGGCACCCTTGATAATTCCACTATCGGTGCGACTACCGCAGCGGAGGGTAACTTTACAAACATTGATTTCACTGGAAATCTTACCCAGAACGGCTCCCCTTTTACGTCGGGTGGTGGTCTTTTCAAAGGGGACAACGGCACCACGGGCGATGCGAGTACTGGACCCGGCGACATTTTCCGTATTAACGAGCAAGAGCTAAACACTGACGTTACCATTACCTCTACCGAAAACGCCTCTGCAACGGGGCCGCTGTCTGTTGCTAGCGGTACGACGTTGACCGTTGATGGCAACCTTTCGATCATCTAGGAGCGATCAATGAGCAGCCTATCCGTAGACGCTGTTACAGCAAAGACATCCAACACCGACCTAACGCTGGCTGGCAATGGTACGGGCAAGGTCAACCTTGAGGCGGGCACGAAACTAAACGGCACTGCGCTTGGCACGGCTGCTACGCTTAACGCGGGCAGCGGGTCTGGCGACCTGCTCCGCACAGACGGCGATGGTTCGTCTCTTACAGGTCTTGCCCTACGCACCTACGGTACACCTGTTACTTTAGAGAGTGTCGCTAGTGTTACATTTAGTGGCATCCCGTCTGGAACTGAGCGGGTTGAAGTTTCGGTCTGGGACATAGATTTTGCGACCAGCGACACGCTTTGCACTCAGTTGGGCGACAGCGGTGGCATAGAGACTTCTGGATATGTCAACCAAGTCTCAAGTTATGCGGAGCAAGATGATTCAGGGACTGACAGGTTCCGGCACAAAACCTCTGGATCAACGACGCAGGGCATGGCGGGTATGATTCAATATACTCGCGTCGAGGGCAACAAGTGGACCTATCAGGCCATTATTACGGGCAACAGGCATGATTTTAGTGCCGGTAGAAAAGAGCTAAGTGGAGAATTAACACAGATCAAGCTATTTGGAACCTTCGGCTACAACATGACGGGCTATGCCCAAATTAGCTACGAGTGAGGATGTAATGGCGAATAAGCTAGAAGTTAATTTGAGGACGGGTCTGGTAACCACCGTTGAAATAACCGGCGATGAACTTGCTGATTTAAACGCTAGACAGGCAGGTGAAACCGACCGCGCTTGGGCCGAGTTGCGCGCCGAGCGAGATCGCCTGCTGGCCGAGACGGATTGGTGGGTACTGCCGGATCGTACAGCTTCAGCCGAGCAGCTTGCTTATCGTCAGGCGCTTCGCGACCTACCCGCAACCACTAGCGATCCGGCTGATCCCGTTTGGCCGACGAAGCCGGAGGCGTAAATCATGTCTACAATTAAAGCTAACGCGGTTACCGCTGCGGATCTGAATACGAGCTTATCTCTAAAAGGTAACGGCACCGGAAAAGTTGCTCTCGGTGACGCCAACTTGATCTTTCCAGATGCAGACGGCAGCGCGTCTCAGTTCTTGCAGACCAACGGCAGTGGCACGCTCTCGTTTGCATCTGTTGCCGACGCTGGTGTCGTGCAAGTCAAAGGGGCGTACAGCGATGCCTACACCACCCATGCGAACACTAACGTGGACAACCCCGTAGACATTCTGAGCGTTTCAATTACGCCGACCAGCGCATCAAACAAGATACTGGTTATGGGCTTATTTACCGGAAACAGCACTAACAGTAGTATTCAATACCTTGGCGTCAAATTGGTGCGTGGGGCAACTGAGATTGGGTCAGGCGATGCCACAACACGCAACGGCACCGAGGGCGAGCTGCACTCTTCGACTTCCTTGGCTGGCGATTACTCAAAGCCAACGGGCGTTTCTGCGTTGTTCTTAGACAGCCCCGCCACAACCAGCGCCACAACGTACAAGCTACAGGCTTATGCCAACCATTTCGGAGGATCCCTGTCGAACTCTACGCTGGTGCAGAACTCCGGCGGTTACAACTACAACAACAAAGAACAAGGCGTGGGAACTTGTAGTCTTATCGTAATGGAGGTGACGCCGTGAGCAACGCCATAGCAATCACTGAAGCCATCCTCGGCCTCCAGCCAGATGGCGAAGTCTGGCGCTTCAGTGTCACCGGCCAGACCAACGATGAAGCCTCATTTGCAGCCAACGTAACGTGGCAGGGCGGCGCTGCTCTAACGACTTGGAGCGCAGTGTCTGGGGCGCTGTCAGCGGCAACCGACAGTGTAGCAATGACTGCGCTACGGGCCGAGCGTGACCGGCTTCTTGGCGAAACCGACTGGTGGGCCGTCTCTGACCGCACGATGTCTGCCGAGCAGACAGCCTATCGCCAAGCACTGCGCGATTTGCCCGCCAATACACCCGACCCGTCCAACCCGACGTGGCCGACAAAGCCGGGGGATTAAGGAATGTCCACGATTAAAGCTAATACGGTTACCGCGGCAACGACCAACGGTAATGTTACTCTTGTTGGTAACGGCACGGGCAAGATCTCTATTGGCAGCGAGATCACGGGCGCTGCGTATGCGGGTCCGACCACGGACAATGACCTCAGTTTCGATGAGTCTGCGGGCAATAATTTTACCTGCACACCTTCCGGCACCGGCACCCTGACCTTCACTAACCACACCGCCGGGCAGTCTGGCAACATCCTGCTGGTCAACACCGGCGGTCACGCGATCAGCCTTGCGGCGACGACCAAGGGCGATGCCAACCTCGCCACGACGATCAGCACCGCAGGCACATATTGGCTCTCTTACTACGATGATGGAACGAACGCCTACGTCACCACCAGCGCGGCGTTTGCATAGGACAAGTCGATGGCCCTGATCCAAGGCAACACTAAGGTCTCTGCTGGCGGTTACACCATCGACCAGTCGATCCGGTTTAACGACAATGATTCGGCGTATATGAGCCGCACTTCTGGTGCTACTGGTGATCGACAGAAGTGGACTTTCAGCGCGTGGGTGAAGCGCGGCACGTTTTATGGTGGTGGTGGAGCTAATAGCAACCAAAGAATTTTTCACGATAGCGGAAATAACAATTGGATTATGTTCGGCTACAACGGAGTCGAGGATGTTTTCCGCGTTTATCTAGGTGCCGACCTTCGCACAACTGCTTTATTTAGGGATGCTTCGTCTTGGTATCATATGGTTGTCGCAGTTGATACAACTCAGGCTACTTCATCCGAACGCGTTAAAATTTATCAGAACGGCGTTCAAATAACTTCGTTTTCTGCATCTGGTTATCCGTCTCTGAACTACAATACTATTTTCAACAATAGTGGAACAACGTATCAGATTTCGGGACATGCTGTTTCAGAGTATTTCGACGGATACATTTCAGAGTTTCATTGGATCGACGGCCAAGCCCTAGCCCCCACTGACTTCGGTGAAACCAACGACGACGGCGTGTGGGTTCCGAAAGCCTACGAAGGCACCTACGGCACCAACGGCTTCTATATCACAGGCGAGGACAGTGCCGATCTCGGCGCGGATTACTCCGGCAACGGCAATGACTTCACATCGTCAGGGCTGACCTCGGACGATCAGGTTAGCGATAGCCCGACTGATAACTACAGCACAGCTAATCCGCTATCGCAGCTTGGGACATCTACTTGTGCTTCTACTTTTAGCGACGGCAATTTGACTATTGCGTTAGCTACAGGCTCAAACCATTCGGGTTTCCGCAGCACCATCGCCGTCGATGCGTCTGACGATAGCTATATGGAAATAACATATAACACCCACACAGGGGCAGGGGTTGAACTAGGTATTGTCTCTCCAAATGTGTGGGCTTCAAGTGGTTATGTATCCAGCATTAACTCTTCATATCCGGGGGATGCTTACGGTTATCGGAATGACGGTCAGAAAATGGCGGATGGCTCTACTTCTGCGTATGGCGATAGCTTTACAGCGGGAGACGTTATCGGTATGCGTCTTAATGCTGGGTCATTGTATTTTTACAAAAACGGTACAATTCAAAACAGCGGTACTGCACTCAAAACGGGGCTGACAGGAACGTGGAATTTTGGGGCATCTCACCGCAATAACACAGGCGGCACTGAAAATATTACGCTGAATTTTGGTCAGTCTACTTTTGGCAATCTACCAACAGGTTCGGCTGGTTGGTCCACCGCCAACTTGCCCGAACCTGCAATCGCTGACGGCAGCAACAATTTCAACAGCTATACATGGACGGGCAACGGCGGCGGTCAGCGCATCGCCAGTTTCCAGTCGATCACGGAAACGTACACGATAGATAACTCGGCTCGGTTTAACGACAATGATTCGGCGTATCTGAGTAAAACCCTTTCTACGCCTACAAACAATCTTCAATGGACGTGGAGTGCATGGGTAAAGCGTGGAAATTTGGGCAGTAGTTATCTCTTTAATGGGGGAGACGGCTCAAGTAACAATTTTGGTAATCTTCAATTTCTTGCAGGTGATGGTTTACAGTTTTCGCAAATAAACGGTGGTTCATACAATGTCCAATTCCAAACCACTCAGGTTTATAAAGATTCGTCTGCTTGGTATCACATTGTTTTAGTATATGATTCAGCAAATGCTACAGCAGCAGATAGATTAAAAATTTATGTTAATGGGGCTTTACAGGCAGGAACTTATGTTACCGGCCCGTTTGCTCAAAGCACTGCGAGTAAAATAAATTCTGCTATTGCTCATTATGTAGGCAAACTAGATTACTCAGCTTTGTATTATGACGGCTACATGGCCGACGTGCATTTCATTGACGGTCAGGCATTAGCTGCTTCTGATTTCGGCCAATATGACTCCTCGACAAACCGCTGGATTCCGAAGGCTTACTCAGGCGGCTATGGAACCAACGGGTTCTTCCTAGAGTTTGGTGACTCTGCTGCGCTAGGCGACGACACCTCTGGTAATGCCAATGATTTTACCAGCAGTGGTTTGGCGTCTACCGATCAGATGCTCGATACACCCACGAAAAACTATGCCACGCTTGACCCCAATGAGATGAACCCTGCGGCGGGTGTTACGTTGAAAGACGGCAACTTAAATGCCGATGCAACAGCTACTGCAACAGACGTTAATTCTACGCTGTATGTAACTAGTGGTAAGTGGTATGTCGAATACACGATAAATGCCGCTGATGGTGCAACAAGCAACCCTTGCGTCGGAATACAGACCCAGAGTTTTGCCACGTCGCCAAAAATTACCATCGACAGGACTGGTTCTATAACAGTAAACGGAACCACAACGTCGCTGTCGGGGTTCAGTTACACAACATCTGATATTGTGATGATTGCATTTGATATGGACGCCGATAAATTTTGGATCGGTAAAAACGGAACGTGGTATAACAGCGGTGATCCCGCGAACGGGACAGGAGAAACAACCGGCTTTAGCCCGGCTGGTCAGGCTATGACGCCGTATATTAGAAGTCGAAATTCTTCTGATGTAACTATTAACTTCGGTCAGTCAGCCTTTAGCTATACCGCCCCAACCGGATTTAACCAACTCAACACAGACAACCTCCCGCTCACTGGTGGCAACACCTCTGCGTTCAGTTGGATCAAGTCGCGCAGCACCACGTACAACCACCAGATTTACGACCGTGTACGCGGCCCGGAAGAGTATCTAAGTTCTAATACAAATTCTCTCCCGACAACCGACACCAACGGTCTTCAGACATTCCTGCTCGACGGCTTCCAGCTAGGCAGCAGCAGCAACGTCAACGCTTCTGGGCAAACCTATGTCGGCTGGAACTGGATGACCGATACTTCTGGGTCAGGCAGCAGCAACACTGATGGGACAATCACTTCCACCGTACTTGCCGATCAGACGGCAGGATTTAGTATTGTCAAATATTCAGGAAACGGAACCAGCGGTGCGACAGTGGGGCATGGTATCAACGCTGCTCCAAAAATGCTTATAGTCAAAACTATAACAAGTCTTGCTACCGACTGGCCGACTTATCACATAGATTTAACGCCCGGCTACAGCTTGTATCTAAACACTACCGGTGCAGAGAACTCATTTGATAACTGGGCAAGTACAGCCCCAACGTCATCTGTATTTACCTTATCTACTTCAAATTATGTTAATAATGCGTCAAGAGATTACATCGCCTATTGTTTCGCAGAAGTCGAAGGCTTTAGCAAAATTGGCAGCTACACCGGAAACGGCTCGACAGATGGCTCTTTTGTTTGGTGCGGGTTCAGACCTGCTTGGGTTTTAATTAAGGCCACCACAACTAAAGATTGGCCCATGCAGGACACTACTAGAGACCCGTACAACGTCGCTGATAAGCATCTTTTCGCCAATTTAAGTGTTGCTGAATACAGTGATTCAAATCGGTACGCCGATTATTTATCGAATGGGTTCAAGCTCAGAACTGCTCACAACGCTGTCAACACCAGTGGTCAAAAATACATCTTCATGGCATTTGCAGAACATCCCTTTGGCGGCGATGGTGTCGCCCCCGTCCCGGCTCGGTAGGAGAAAACTATGTGGACACTAAACGGTCGAGTGATCCGGGAAGGTCGCTCATTTATCGATGACAATGGCGTGAAGCACCCTGCTTCGTGGGGAACCTATGAAGCCAGCTATAAGGCCAGCATTGGCCTCGTGGAGGTCACTGTCGAAGCCAAGCCTGACGAGCGTTTCTATTGGGTCACAGGGCCGGACACCACAGGGGTGTACACTTCTGTTGAGCGTGCGCTGGAAGACACTCCGGTCGTTGACGAAGACGGCGTTCCGGTGATCGACCCAGACACACTGGTACAGCTATTGGCACCGGGGCTGAAGTCTCAGTGGATTGCACGGACCAAGCAGACGCAGGGTTCGCTGCTGTCGCAGACGGACTGGGCCTATATCCGCAAGCAGGACACGGGCGCGGCGGTCCCCGCCGACATCCAGACCTACCGCGATGAGGTCCGCCTAGCGGCGGGCATCATCGAAG